ACAGAGACGAAGCAAAAGAAAGCTACGACAAAGGTGAGGCAGGGTCGCCAGACGGGTTTCATTGTTACTCCGAGGCGAGAAAGTGCGAGGAGTGTGCAGATGGACTGTAGTTATTCCCCTTTACTTTGGTATTATTCCCCTTTACTATATATGGGTAAGTAATAATTAAAAGGTGAAAATTATGAGAACATTCTTTGAAGACGCACAGGACGAAAACCTGACCATTAATTACAACGGAAAGGATATCCCTCTTGCTTATTGGAACTTAGTAAGAACGAAAGCGGATCTATCCCTTTGGTGTAAGTTTGGAATGGTGCCACACAGGCATTGGAAAATATCGGACGTCAAAAAATACTTTGATATAAAGGGTACAAGGGCAAACCTCTACGACCGCTTTATAGAAAAGTATGGTCGATTTTTAGGGGAACAGTCATGAGCACACGAGCAATATATAAGTTTGGCGGTGAAACGCAAGAAGCCCCAGTTGATGTCTATAAACATCATGACGGATACCCCTCGGGTGCTGTGTTGTGGATAAGGAAGGCTAATAAACAAGCAGCACATTTGCTTCAAGACTATCCTGCGTCACCCCTCACTAGAAGAGACGCCATGATTATCGGTTTTTTAACTCATAACACAGGTCATCGATTAATTAGTGAAGAAAAACTACACGGGGACATAGAGTACGTTTATGAAATACAGAACTACGGTAATTTAGAAAATGAAATTAAAGCCTACTATATCGACCACGATTGGGAAAACAATACGAGCGTTAAGAAACTAATCTTTACAGGATCCCTCGACGAAATGGAAGAGTGGTCAAAAGGGGTAGAAAAATGGGCTACGGGATGAAACTACTAGGAATAATTATCTTTTTAGCAGGAATGTTTATGTTTAGTAGTGGGCTAGTGTTCTTAGACCTAGCCTCTATGGTGCTCAAAAAAGACCTCTATACCCTAGATGTATTGGGCTTCTTTAATAATATGTTTTCGCTAGACCCCACCGCAGCAACGGCTCAAGTAGTCCTCAGTGGGCTATTTATACTAATGGGCTGTTTTATTTGCTTTGCGGGAAGCGTTTTAATGAGGAATAGGTATGAATGAAATACTAATAGAAATTTTAAGAATCATTGGAATAATTATTTGCTTTGGCATACCTGCTTATGCATTGTTATATTTTGATGATCCAGAATTTTAGGGAGACAATAATGAATAAAAAAACACCACTACTGCTTTGTGTTATAGGTACAACACTCTTGTCTTGGGGTGCGGTGAACTTTGAATACGGGGGAATCGACTCAACTACTCTTGCTATAGCTATTGCCACCAGCATGGCGCTTGGTATATACATACTTATTTGTGGGATTTATGGCTTATTTAACAAAAAATCAAAAGAGGGAGAAAAACCAATGGCTAAAAAGAAAGCTAACTCAATGAAAGACGAACAAGATGCAGTCTTGAGCGTTGACCTGATGAAACGAGAAAAAGAACTAGAAACCAGACGCAAGGAACTTGAGTCTTTATTGGCGGAAGTTAGTAAAGAAGAAAAAGCGGTTGAAAAACGACTTATTGAAAAAGGTTGGGTTCATAAGGATGGTTCTTGGGGCATAGAATGAATATTTCTTTCACTAATGTTTGGCACATACTTTTATATCTATTGCTAGGCATTGTGTTCTTGCCACTTTATTTTTGTGCGTTTTTAATTGATAAGATATTAGGGATTGAAGAAGAGGGAGAATAATGGAACTATATAAAGGAAAAGCTAAAGGATTCCCCATGTATATTAGAAGGTGGGACGAGCCTGAGATACGTGAGTTTGATGGAGAAGAGGTCGAAGGAAGACCGACTCGGGCGTTTGGTACTTCGGAATTCACCTACGCAGGAAAGGTATATAAACCAGAGCCTTGGGCAACGCGGTGGGAAGTTGAAGATCTTAAAAACTATTTAGAACAATGGCTAAAAGTAGAGTTCACGTTTTGTTTGTGTGGTCTCTATGAACATTCCTGGGACAGTATACCTCATCATTCGGACACTGTGCCTACGCTTGATGATATTGTAGTTGGCGTGTCTTTTGGCGCACCTAGAATTTTAGAATGGCACCAGTATAAATACGACATCAAAAAAGAAACCAACACCAGTAAAATAGAGGCATTGGCAATTAATAATCAGGAGGTCACTAGAATCAATTATTTATTGGAAGATGGAGACGTTTACATGTTCGACGGGCATAGCCAAATGTTCACGACTCATTCGATCCCTGCCCTAGAGGGAACAGGTGCTAGAGTTAGCCTAACCTTTAGAACTGGCGTCTAGTTAATCCTTTTAGAACTCCTTTACTTTCTAACCCTTGTAGGCTATCCTATATGGGTAATTAAATAATAAAAGGTGAAAATTATGGAAACAGTACAAGCATTGCTAATAGACCCTAAGAACCAGGAGGTAGTTAGGATAGAGCTTTCGAAGAGGTCAAACTACAAAGAATGGAAAAGGCTTATAGGGATCAACAGTCCACTAGATATAGTGCAACTTGAACGGTTCGCAGGTCCCGACCAAGAAATAGTTACGGGCTTAATTGTTGATGACGAAGGGCTACTTAAAGAAAACAACTATTACTTTAAGCCTGAACAATATCACTCACCGCTCGCTGGAACTGCGTTATTAGTATCGTGGGACGACGAGTGTGAAGAGGGAAACCTTGTAGACTTGGTTATTCCTTCGGGAGGAATGATGTGGTTGCCTGAAGACTTTAAGATAGAGCCACAAGAATTTACCTACATAGACACTACTGATCAGGAGAAGTTAAATTGAAAACTTACGATATTGTATTACTACGGGGGGATGGTGAAGAAGAATATTTACTCGGTAGGGGTACTTTAGAAGAAGGACAAAAGCTGCTAGAGAAACTAGACGTACAGTTTTTAGATTGGTTTAACAACGATAAAACGTACTTTGATCTACCTAAACCCTATAACAAAGTTCCTATAAGTATTTATACAGGGAGCGATATCCTTGCTCATGCCCACGATGAAGAGTATATTTACGCTCCGCACAAGGGGTGGAAGTCTAAGTGATGTACTTTAGGATCAGGCTTTTCGGTTTTATAATATATAGGTAATAAATAATAAAAAGGTGAACTAAATGAACGAAGATATAGCTGAATGGAAATCAATAGGTAAGGGTGCTGATATTTGTACCAATGACCCGTCTATTCTTGAGGTCATAGACAATAAAGAAGAAGAGTACTTGTTTTATGAATGTCTTAAACCTTTAACTTGGTTGACCCCAACCTATGAAGGAAGAGTTAGTCGTGTTGAACCTAGTGGGGAAATAACCCAAACATACAAGACCGAGAGTGAAAAGTATAGTTATATACTAATACAACACTTTAACGACGATTATGAGTTACTCAACGATGTCCTATTAAGGTTTGAACTGCCTGAGGAGGGTAAGTAATGAACGAACAAGAATATCATGAAAAATACCCCTTTCAAGAGGCTACTAGCGAAGACTATGATAAGGAACTAACAACTCAAATAACCTTTAGATATCCCGAAGTATTAAGGAAACGCATGATGGGAGAGTATCTGGAGTTTCAACACGACGAAGAAAGTACCTACGTTGAAACCTCTGGGGAATGGTCTAATGCGGGTATGTTCGTTGCTCGCGGTAAACGGTATTCAGACATGGAACTATATACGTCTGCCGTGGCGTTCTTTGAGCTTCAAATTAATGATCTGTAAGTAAACCTGTTCACGCCCCTTTACTTTTCTTGTAAAGGGGCGTTGTTGTTTTTAAACAACTCATTTTGGTCTATCTTTTGGCTGGGGCAATAGGGTAGGGTTCCTGGAAGCCCCTGTTGTTAGTGGGCTATTTGGCTATTAGTGTTGGAGAGTGGGAGATTAGTTTTTAAAAATGAAATCAAATCGTGTTTTAGCCAATAAGGCAATAGTGCTTGAGGTAAGTATATGATATACAAGAGGAAAGGTTATATTGGCTGGGCTTATTGGCTGAGTATTGGCTTAGAGCAGCCAATATAATTGGGTGTATTTTGGGTGTGTTTGTTAAGATGACGTGGTAATAGTCTCATGGTTCTGGAACCTCTGTATCCACTGTTGTAGGCTATAGTTGTTTTGTCTCTTGGAGCATGGTTCTCCTCTAAGATTCTTCGGCTCCGCGTCCCAAGAGCCAAGAATCTCGTACAAGATCGATAAACAAGAAGAAAAAGAACACGAACCATTGCTCTTCTTCTTGTTCTTGCTCCTTGTTCTTCTTCTTGTTCCCGTACGCACGGGCTTTTGCTCTTGTTTATGTTCTTTATATTCTTTTAGAAAGGGCTTTACTTTCTAGTAGTAAAGGGGTACACTATCTTTACTACCTAATAATAAGTAGCAATTAAATTTAAAAGGTGAACAAATGCCTAAATTAAATAAAGCTGAAAAAACCGCAGTTAAGAAGGTCAAAGCCCAAGCTTCTACTAAAGTAGAAGTCAAGGGAATGGGTGGCTACCTTGCTGCCGCTACTATAGTGGCAACAGGGAAGCAACCAAGAGCCAAGCACAACCAAGAATGGGTTGATGCTTTTGATGGTCTCACCATTGGGGATTTTATAGCTATTAAGAATAGCGATAAGATGCTCGGTGGGTTTCAACGAGACACTTCGGCTCTTCGTTATATGGTCAAGTACGGTTATATAACAATCGGGTAATCCCAGAATCCCCCTTGCTCAGGCAAGGGGGATTTTCTCTAACCGATAATCCCCAAGAACAAGAACATGAACCAAGATTCTTCTTCTTGTTGTTCAGTATAAGCATAACAACAAGAAGAACATGAACTCACGCTCGTAATGATCCACTAGTTCTTCCCTTTACTTTTTACTACTATAGTAGGGTAATAATTAATATAAGGTGAAATTATGGTTAATGGAAGAATAATAGTTGGTAGTAAAACAGAGGTTCCTGGTTCTCGTAAAATGTATTCGTGGCATGACGAATGGGTAGAGTCTTACGACATTGATTACGACGGAGCAATTGACAAGGAAGTTGCGGAACGTATTATCGCTGCCTTTAAAAAGAGTAGCGAACACATAGCCAAGGATCGACACGGGTACGGAGCGTTGAGGTGGCAAGGTGCTGACCGAGAAATAACAGTGACGAGTGATAAAAAGCTCGCTGTGAAAAGGATAATCTGCCTGACTGATTAATCCCCCGTGGCTCATGGTTCTGGTTTACCTTACAGAACCATGAGTCGTTCTCTAAGATAAAGATAAAGATAAACAAAACGAAACCCGAACTCATACTCTTGTTCATGCTCATGTTCATGTTGTTCACACACATGTGTATATACGCGCCTACGGGCTACGCGGGTAACGCGGGTATAAAAATAAACCCCTTTACTTACCCGTTAAATTAATATACCGTATAGGTAGTTATTAAATAATTAAGTTTAATAACGTAAATAAAGGTAAATAAAAATGGTTAATAAAACTAAAGGTACTAACGCTAACCTTACCGCTAATAGCGTAACTATAAACGGGGTAGCTTACCCCTTAACCGCTACTATAACGGCTACTAATACGGGGCGCTTAAACCCTAAAAACGCCTATATAGTTAATAGCGTTTATAACGGGGCTACGGTAGCTAATATTACCCGCCCTAAAGCTAACCCTAGCGCTAAAGTAAATAGCGCGTTAAGTAACGCTAACCTAGCTAAAAATAATATTAGCTTAGGTAGTAGCGCTAGTACGGTTTTAAGCCGTACGGGCTTAGGGTATTTTTTAAAGGCGGGTAATATAACTATTAGCTAACCTTTAAACCCTAGCGCTAAGCCCCGTAGCTAATACCTACGGGGCTTAGTTTTTATAGCCCCGTAGGGTAGTAAAGGGGTATAAAAGTAAAGGCGTTAAAACGCCTATAATTAAGCCGTAGGGGTAGCCCCGCCCCCCTTTATAGCATAACCCTTAAGCTATAGCTAAAGGGTAAGATTTGGAGAGGCATTGTCCATGGATATTGGATTTTGCATGTTTTGCTTTACTTCTTAGTTAAAATAAGCAAAAATATTTCTTGCAAAATTTTTAGGAGAAAAATTATGGCAATCGGACTAAGCAGTTGGTTTAAAAAAACTTTTCTCGGTTATGAGGAAAAAACTGTTCGCAACCGCACAAAAAAGGGAAGATTCGTAGCAGACGACCCTAACACAAAAAACATTAACGAAGCCTATAAAACTGTCATCAGACCCACAGCTACACCTAAGCAGAAGAAATGAAGCTCACTCTAGCAGTAGGCGCAGGGCTATTAGTATCGCTCTCGGTGAACGCTATTTTATGGACTTTTTTAGATAAAGCAAAAATAGAACTACAAACCGCCATCAATAATCAAGCCGTCCTTGAACGAACCATTCAGGAACAAAACGAGCAGATTGTAAAAGCGCTGGAACAAGCCAAAAAGACCGCGCAACAGATTCAAAGTCTCAATAACCAATACACTCAAAGTCAAGCGCAAGTGACTAAGTTAAGGAATAAATTCGCTAATTTTAATTTGGAAGGCATGGCGCTGACCGAACCAGCCGTTTTAGAAGGTAAAGTAAACCGAGCTTCTGCTAGAGTAGTAGAAAATTTAAACACAATAACAAACCCAGACCAATTTGATGAAAAAGTTACTAATAATACTCCCGTTAATTAGCGGTTGCTCTAGTTTTAGCCTATTCGACACTAATGAACCGCAAGTTAAGCCTGTGGAAGTGGTTACGGTAGCTAAAAGACCTCCCGTTTATCACCCTCCCCTCCCAGAAGCCATTAATTCGGCTCCAATTGAGTGGAAAATACTTTCCCCCGATGTTATGCAATCGTATTTAGCTGCGGTAGAAGCTGGAGAAGAGCCCAGAATAGCGTATTATGGGCTAACCAGCCAAGGTCACGAGAATTTAAGCATGACAATGGGCGAAATTACCCGATATATAGAGCAAATTCTTCATATAGTAGGCTATTACAAGGAATTAGACGAAGATGACGAAGAAAAACAAGAATAAACTCACTCCTCGACAAGAAAAATTCGCCCAAAACGTGGCAAAAGGCTTATCCAAGACGCAAGCAGCAATCGAAGCGGGATATTCCCCTAAAAACGCTCAAAAAGCGGGTACAGCCCTAGCCAGCGATCAAAATCCTAAAATAAAGAACCGAATTCAAGCCCTACAAGACCGTGCAGCGGATTTAGTGAGCGTAAATCTAGGAACACACCTCAACGACCTCAAAGATATACGGGATGGAGCGGTTGACGCGGGAGTTTGGTCGGCAGCAGTGGCAGCAGAGGTGGCAAGAGGCAAAGCAGCGGGACTATACGTCAAAAAGAGCGAATTAACCATCAATAAAGTCGAAATGATGACTAAAGAGGAAATTCTCGTCAGAATGAACGAACTTTACTACGAATCGGGCGGAGTATTACCCAAAGGCGAAATAATTGACGTCCAAATAGAAGATCACGATGGATAGCCACCTTAATCCGTTAATTAGTAAAATTAGGGCAGATAAAGACCGATTAAAGAGTAAAGTACACTTTATTTGGCTTATTGGGAGTTTTGCTAAGGGTACGGCTACCCCTCAAAGCGATACTGACCTATTAATAGTGCAATACGAAGATAATCTAGAGGATTGGAAGGCTGAACTAAGAAAAACCTTCCCTAACATCAAATTACAAACTCACCAGCTTTTATATAAAAAATGGAAGAAAATTAAGGCAAAACAATCTCGATTCTATCAAGGAGTCGTAGAAGAAAAAGACCACATAGAGATTATATGAATGACCATTGAAAAGCCACTATACACAGAAGAAAAAGAAAAATTTCCGATATCTGTAGTAACTTCTATCCTAGAAGACAATAAAAACAAAAATTTTGTAGATAGAATCCTAAATCCAGAAAAATACAAACCATATCCAGTTGGAGAAGACAAACTTCCATACTCACACAGAATGGTCACTTTTGGAGCATTAGACGACTCTACTCCTGGGATGGTTCTACCTATGGTCGTTTGGGATCCAGAAAAAGGCTACCATAAGTTTGAGAACCCACAAGAAGCACTAGAATATGCTGTAGAGAAGGGCGAGTATATTCGTTTCAGAAACCACACGGAAGCAGCAAAGTTTGAAAATTCTTGGAAACAGTATTGGGAAGAAAATGAATAAAGACCTCAATAACCTTCCCGAAGATACATTAAAAGAGTATTACGAACTTACCGAACGGTTTAAAGAGTTAAGCGAAGTTGAACAAGCACAACAAGAATTTTTAACCTTTGTTAAAAGCCAATGGCCAAGCTTCATTCAAGGTCATCACCATAAAATAGTGGCAGACGCCTTTAACCGCATAGCCGACGGTACTTTAAAACGGCTTATTATCAATATGCCCCCAAGACACACGAAAAGTGAGTTTGCGAGCTTTTTGCTTCCTGCTTATTTGATTGGGCGTAATCCTGCGCTTAAAATTATACAAGCAACTCATACCTCAGACCTTGCAGTGCGTTTTGGTCGTAAAGTGAGGGATTTAATACAATCCGATATTTATAAGCGTATTTTCCCCGATACCGTACTAAACCCAGACTCAAAAGCAGCAGGAAAGTGGGAAACCATGGCAGAAAACCAACCCACGATACGCGGAGAATATTACGCGGTAGGTACGGGAGGCGCGATCGCGGGACGGGGTGCGGATCTATTTATTATTGACGATCCTCACTCAGAGCAAGATGCAATGTCTAAAGTAGCCCTAGATGACGCTTACGAGTGGTATACTTCTGGACCACGGCAAAGGCTCCAACCTGGAGGGGCTATAGTTATTGTTATGACGCGATGGTCAGTTAAAGACCTAACAGGGCGATTAATTAAGGATATGGCTCGCGGTTCTCAAAATGATCAATGGGAAGTCATAGAACTCCCCGCTATATTGCCCAGTGGGGATGCTGTATGGCCAGAGTACTGGAAAGTTGAAGAATTAGAAGGAATTAAAGCAGCATTGGGTAATGGACCGAAATGGTTTGCTCAATATATGCAATCACCGTCTTCAGAAGAAGGTGCGCTAATTAAACGGGAATGGTGGAAGGAATGGCCAACAACCAAGCCACCCGAGTGTGAATACATTATACAAAGCTACGATACCGCATTTTTAAAGTCAGAAACCGCTGACTATTCAGCAATCACAACGTGGGGAGTATTTTACCCGCACGGACGTATAGGCGAAGATTTTTACCAAGGAGACGTTGCTCATCTCATACTACTGGACTCTGTGAAACAGAGGCTTGAGTTTCCTGAATTAAAACGCAAAGCACTAGAACTTTATGAACATTGGGACCCAGACACCGTTATTATTGAGGCTAAGGGGAGCGGTACGCCTTTAACCCAAGAATTAAGAAAAATTGGCATTCCTGTGCAAAACTTTACTCCCAGCAAAGGCGCAGACAAAGTAGCCCGAGTAAACGCATGTACGCCCTTATTTGAGTCGGGTATGGTCTGGAAACCCGACACACATTGGGCAACGGAAGTTATTGAAGAGTGTGCAGCCTTTCCCAACGGAGACCACGACGATTTAGTTGACTCCATGTCTCAGGCTGTTTTACGTTTTCGTCAGGGAGGTTTTGTACAATTAGCTTCCGATTACGAAGACTCCTTTGATGGATACAGACATAAACAGATGGTTTATTATTAGATGAAGAAAAAACTGACCGTAGGTATGGCTACCTACGACGACTATGAAGGGGTATTTTGGACGGTTCAAGCACTGCGCATGTATCATGCGGAAGTAATGGATCAAGTAGAAATTATCGTTATAGACAATAATCCCGACAGTGAACACGGTAAAGAGGTAAGGCGCTTTTTTGAAGGCTACGACACAGATTCAGGGCTTTTTACTCAGGGCAATGTTCCTAATGGACGCTATATTCCTTTTACGGAATATCAGAGTGCTTTTGTTAAGGGACGCGTATTTGAAGAAGCGCAAACCGACTTTGTTTTATGTATAGACTGTCATGTCTTTTTGGTTCCAGGCGCTTTAGAGAAACTGATTAGTTATTATGAGGCGTTCCCTAAAACTAAAGACCTAATACAAGGTCCACTAATTCACGACAATTTAGTCGATCACTTTACTCATTTAGAGCCTGAATGGAACGATCAATTCTTCGGTAATTGGGGCTGTGCACATGAACTTATGGCGAAAGGCGATCCTTTTGAAATTCCAATGAATGGTTGCGGTCTATTTTCTTGTGTAAAAGAAAATTGGGTTGGCTTTAACTCTGCTTTCAGAGGCTTTGGGGGAGAAGAGTGGTATATACAAGAGAAGTTTAGAAAGCACGGAGGAAAGGTGCTTTGTTTACCCTTTCTACAATGGATGCATCGATTTCAGAGGATGGATCAGCCTGAATATACTGCTAATATGTATGACCGAATTAGAAACTTTATTATAGGTTGGATGGAATTATATGAAAATAAAGAACATGCAGCTATTCAGTCTATAATAGATAACTACACAAAGTACGGGTACTCTGAGGAAAAGATTAGAAAACTACTAGACTCGTTCCCAGATAACTATTTGTAATAATGAAAAGATATGATAGAGTAGATTTCCATGGCGATTGATAAACAGCTTCCAGTAATGAACGGAGAAGTCCCACTTGCTGGCGACCCGCTTCCCGTAGAGATAGAACTTGAACTAGCAGACGGTGAAGAAATGGTTCAAGAGGAGATGGTTCAGCCTCCTCAATTCAATGAAAATTTAGCAGAAGTATTGGACGAAACAGTACTTAGCCCGTTAGCGAGTGAATTGGTTGGTCTTTATGAAGAAGATAAAGAGTCTCGCCAAGAGTGGTATGAAGCCTTTAGTAAAGGGCTAGATCTTTTAGGCATTAAAAGCGAAGAACGTACACAACCGTTCCAAGGAGCGAGTGGTGTAGACCACCCTATATTGTCAGAAGCCGTAACTCAGTTTCAAGCTCAAGCCTATAAAGAACTGTTACCTCCAGGTGGACCAGTACAGGTACAGGTAGTTGGTGCACATAATCCTGAAATCGTAGCACAGTCTACTCGGGTTAAAGAATTTATGAACTACCAGATCACCCATGTGATGGAAGAATACGACCCTGAGATGGATTCTATGCTTTTTTACTTACCTCTTTCTGGAAGCGCTTTTAAGAAAGTTTATTTTGATATGATGCTGGATCGAGCTGTGAGTGAATTTGTTAAAGCGGAAGACCTAGTAGTTAGTTATTCTACAACTGATTTGTCTACTTCACCTCGCGTTACACATGTAATGAACATGACTAAAAACGACCTATTAAAGATGCAGATTAATGGCACGTACATAGATGTAGATTTAATGCAGAACCCTGGAGCAGTGGTTCCGAATGATGTTCAGGAAAAAATGGAGGAGCTTGAGGGGCTTAGTGCAACATATGCTGAAAACAATGAGCTTTATACGATTTTAGAAATGCACGTTGATTTGAGATTAACCGAAATAGAAGACCATGGTTTTGCTTGTCCGTATATTGTAACCATCTGTGAAGACATGAACCAAATACTCGCTATTCGTCGTAATTGGGTTGAGGGCGACCCCTTGTATAAGAAAACGGACTATTTTGTCCAATACAAGTTTCTTCCAGGACTAGGGTTTTATGGTTTTGGACTTATACACATGATCGGCGGTTTAACTAAGTCGGTAACTGCTATATTAAGACAACTTATTGATGCTGGTACTTTAGCTAACCTCCCCGCAGGGTTTAAGGCTCGCGGTATGCGTATCCAAGGCGAAGACGAACCACTGCAGCCTGGAGAATTTAGAGACGTTGATGTGGCAGGAGCTACGATTAAAGATTCCCTATTACCACTACCCTATAAAGAACCCTCTGCTGTTTTGTCACAACTTTTAGGTGTTTTGGTTGATTCGGGCAGAAGGTTCGCCAGTATTGCTGATATGCAAGTAGGGGACATAGGCAGCCAACAATTGCCTGTAGGTACGACAATAGCTATGCTAGAAAGGGGAACAAAGGTGATGTCGGCTATACATAAACGCTTACATTTTGCCCAGAAGAAAGAATTTAGACTACTTTCTGACCTCTACGCTAAATACCTACCGCCAGAATACCCGTATATGACGGAGGGCGGTCAACAGGTTGTTATGGCACAGGACTTTGATGAACGTGTTGACGTTTTGCCGATAAGTGATCCAAATATTTTTTCAATGGCTCAGCGAGTACTGATCGCTCAACAACAATTACAGATGGCTCAAGCTGCACCAGAAATACATAATATGCAAGAAGCATATAGAAGAATGTACGAAGCACTTGAAATTAAAAATCCACAGACTTTGTTTAAACAACAACAAGAAGTTCCGCCAAGAGATCCGATAAGTGAACAACAAGCAGCAATGATGGGACAACCTATTAAAGCATTTGATTGGCAAGACCATGAAGCATACATTGAGTCACACTCGGCATTTGTACAAAACCCAATGGCACAACAAAATGAGATGGTTGTTCAGATGATTAGTTCTAATATACAAGAACATCAGTCTATGAAATATCGCCTAGAAATCGAAGAAGCCATGGGTCAACCACTCCCACCATTAGAGCAACTACAGCAAATGCCTCCTGAACAAGCACAACAAGTAATGAATGAAATTGCTCAGAAAGCAACACAAGCCACAGCAGAAGTTACTGGTAGGGCTCAGGCTGTTGCCGAAGCAGAAGAACGAGCTAAGATGGATCCAATAATCGAACTACAAAAGGCTGAAATAAGGCAACGAGCAGTAGCAGCAGACCAGAAGGCAGAAGTTGATAGGGAGAAAATTGAGTCTCAAGAAGCTGTTGCTGAAATGAAGATTGCTGCAGAAAGGGAAAAGAATGTTCAGTCAGCCATACTTGAAGCAGACAGAACATACGCAGATATTTTAAACACTGTCCGAGAGGCAGACGAAAGAACTAGAGGAGTATGATATGGCTAAGAAGTCTAAACTTTATCCTGGACCAAAAAAGAATCCTGTCAAGCTAAATACAGATGGTGGCGGCAAGATAAAATCGGTTAAGGGGAAGGTTAAGGGTGGTGGTGCTGCCACCAAAGGACTTAGCTTTATTCAATGGGTTAAAGAATAGCCCATGGATTGGATAACAGCGACTGAGTTTCTATTAAAGCAGTGTCGTAAACGACAAGAAGAATTAAAAAACACTCTTGTTGGTGGTGGTGTTGCAGACTACACACAATACCAACGCCTAATAGGTGAGATAGCGGGACTAAACTTTATTGAAAATGAAATAATTGGACTACATAAGAGGATAGATACACCAGATGAAGAATGAAGCGCAAAAACCTAAGAAGGAGATCCCTCCTTTTGTTTCTAATTTTGGTTCTGAAGAAGCAGAACCACACCCAACTAATTTTACACCAGATGACCTAAAGAACGACGATAAATTGTCTCAAAAACTACCTAGACCAACAGGTTATCGAATGCTAATTTTACCTTTTGCCCCTGCCGAGAAGACAAAAGGTGGAATCTATCTGGCTAAACAAACTGTAGAACGGGAGCGTCTAACTACAGTGGTGGGCTATGTTGTAGCTCTTGGACCAGATGCCTATAAAGACCTGAACAAGTTTCCTGAAGGAGCTTGGTGCGAAGAAGGTGATTGGGTTATTTTTGGACGCTACGCAGGAGCCCGTATCCAAATTGATGGAGGGGACTTGCGCCTTTTAAACGACGATGAAATTTTAGCACTAATAGACGACCCCGAAGACATCCTTGGGGGATAATACTTTACTCTTGTTAAAATTCACGCTAAACTCAAATAATTCATGGAGGAGACCATGCCAGAAGATACTGAAAATTTAGAAAAAGAAATACAACTTCCAAACGAAGAAGAACAAGAAGTAAAGGAAGTAGAACTAGAAACTTCTTCTCAAGACGAACACGAACAAGAAGTTGAACAGTACAGCGATAAAGTACAGAAAAGAATCGATAAACTTACCTATAATCAACGTGAAGCAGAAAGACAAAGAGACGAAGCACTTCGGGTAGCTCAAGCCTTAAAAGATAAGGTTCAAGAATTTGAAAACAATGCTGAAAAAGACAAAGAAGCGCTTTTTAAAGAGTATAATGCTCGTGTTGCTAATGATTTAGAAATAGCTAAAGAAAAATATAAAGCAGCTGCGTATGAAGGGGATTTAGATAAATCTCTGAACGCTCAACAAGATATTGCTAAACTAGCTGTTGAACAAGAAACACTAGCTCGTCATAAAAAACAAAAAGAAAATAAACAAGCTAACGGTCAAACTAACGGTCAAGCGAGTCCTCCACCAATCGACCCAAGAGCAACGGCTTGGGCACAAAAAGAAGAAAATTCTTGGTTTGGAAGGGATCGGATCATGACTTCTGCAGCTTTTGAAATTGATAAAGAAATGCAAGAACAAGGCATAAATCCTACTGCTTCTGACTATTACGAGCAGTTAGATGAGCGAATTAAGGAAGCATTTCCACACAAATTTGAACAAGAGGAGTCTAAGGCTCCTCCTGTACAAGCAGTTGGACGAACTAGCGCTGGGGCTAACCCAACCACTAGAAAGTCCAGAAAAGTAAAACTCACAGCAAGTCAGCAAGCAATTGCTAAAAAACTTGGTGTGCCATTAGAAGAGTACGCAAAGTATGTCTAAATATAGGAGTATAATATGACAGATCGAAACTCCCGTTCTGCTGAAGTTCGAGAAAAAACTACTCGCAGAAAACCTTGGCAACCACCATCCAGTTTGGATGCACCTCAACCACCTCCAGGATATAAGTATCGCTGGATTCGTGAAAGCATTCTTGGGCAAGATGATAAGACGAATATGTCTAAACGTATTCGTGAAGGATTCGAGCCAGTTAGAGCTGAAGCTCACCCTGAGTTTCAAGGTCCAACAATTGAGGATGGAAAACACGCAGGTGTTATTGGAGTTGGTGGTTTAATTTTAGCCAAGATTGATGAGTCAATAGTGGATGAACGCAAAGAATATTTCCAAGAAATGACCGATGCGTCCATGCAAGCTGTTGATTCTGAATTAATGAGGGAAAGTAATCCCATTATGCCTATTGAAAAACCGAATCGTCAAACGAAAACGGAATTTGGTAGCAGACGGGATCTTTCTAAAGACTAACCTTTAACTAAATGGGTAATTAAACTATGGCAAATACTAATGATCCCAACGGGTTTACACCAGCATATCACTTGACTGGTGGAACTATTAGACCTGCCCAAATGAGAATCGCTAGTGCGACAAATGCTGCTATTTATAGTGGTGATGTTGTTAATCTATCAAGCGGTTATATCATTCAGGGTACGGCTACTGGTGCTCCTGTTGGCGTTTTTGCTGGCGTTTATTATGAGAAGTCGGACGGTTCTCCAGTGTTTGCAAAATATTGGACTGCTGATACGGCTACATTAGGAAGTGCGGATGCTAAGGCTTATGTATATAACGATCCTGACATCGTTTACGAAGCTCAGTTTACTGCTGGTACACCAGCTGTAAGTTTTATTGGCAATAAATACACTCTTTCAACAACTGCTGGTAGCACGTCTACTGGTCGTTCGGCTGAAGGTGTAACCGCTACAACATCTTCTGGTGTTGCTCTTTGTGTTGGCTTTGTGGATACACCAAGCAATTCAATCGCAGCATATGCTAGAGCATACTTCCGTTTCCCAACCAATCCATTTGAATAGGGAGAATAGGTAATGGCAATTAATCGAGCACAACTCGTTAAAGAACTTGTTCCAGGACTTAATGCTTTATTCGGATTAGAGTACTCAAGCTATGCTGATGAGCACACGATGATTTTCGACACTGAAAATTCTGATCGCGCTTATGAGGAAGAAGTGATGCTCTCTGGATTCGGGGAAGCAGCAGTTAAAGGCGAAGGTGCCGCAGTTAAGTATGACACTGCCCAAGAAACTTGGACAGCCCGTTATACTCATGATACTGTGGCTTTAGCCTTCTCCTTGACTGAAGAAGCAATGGAAGATAATCTCTATGATACCCTTTCTGCAAGATACACTCGTGCTCTTGCTCGTTCCATGCAACAAACAAAGCAGATTAAAGCTGCTAATGTGTTGAATAATGGATTCAGTAGTAGTTATCCAGGAGGAGACGGTAAAGAACTTTTCGCTACCGATCATACTTCTTTAACTGCTGGTGATCTTAAGAACGAACTAAGTACGGCTGCAGACCTTAATGAAACATCAATGGAGCAAGCACTAATTGATATTGCTGGCTTTAAAGATGAAAGAGGTCTGAAAGTTAATGCACAGGCACAAAGACTAATTTGTCCTCCTGCGTTACAGTTCATTGCAGATCGGTTGTTAAACACTCCAGGTCGGGTCGCAACTTCAGATAATGACATCAATGCAATTAGAAATATGGGAATGATCCCTGATGGCTATGCTGTTAATCATTATTTGACAGACACCGACGCTTGGTTTGTTAAGACAGATGTACCTAATGGTCTCAAGCACTTTGTTCGAACCGCAGTTTCCACTAACATGGAAGGCGATTTCGAAACAGGAAATGTTAGATATAAAGCAAGAGAAAGATACAGCTTCGGCTGGTCTGACTGGCGCGGTATTTTTGGCTCTCCTGGTGCATAACGCTATAGAGTATTAAAACGCAAGTAATATGGAACCTATGATGCGGGGGTTTCTCACTCAACCCGCATCGCTTTATCTAGGGATAACTTGTCCTACAGACTGACCTAGCAGACTCGCCAAGACGGTAGGACTTATTTTTTCGGGAGAAAAATTATGGCAAAATCAACCTTTTCAGGTCCAGTCAGATCACTCGCTGGTTTTATTTCCGCAGGAAATGCTGCTGTCGTTAGCCTAACAGCCGATACATCAATAACGGTGGCATCACACGCAGGAAAGATACTTCTTTGTAATGACGCAGACGGTAAGTTTACACTACCTTCTATAGTTACAACGGCTCCAGGTGAAGACACCGACCCTAACCAAACCAATAATTTAGGGGCTCAATTCATGTTTGTTGTTGTTACGGCAGCCACAGATATGGACATCTTAACTGATGGCACAGACAAGTTTGTTGGTGGTACTTATACTGGAGTCGATGATACAACAGGTAAAACCTTTATTTCTGGTGCAAGTAACGACGTTATAACCATGAACGGAAGTACCAAAGGCGGACTTGCAGGAAGCATCGTAAGATGTACTGCAATAGCTTCTGCTAAGTATGCAGTAGAAGGAATCATACTAGGTTCAGGAACTTTAGTAACTCCATTCGCTGACGCATAGGGGGTGACACATGGCTAATTCAGTCACAGGACCAACTAATCAATTAGATGGTGAGAAAAAGCTCATAGTCTATTGCTCAGTGTATTCTGATGGAAGTGCAAGTAGCACTACTCTAGTAGATGTTTCGGCATTAAATGCTTCAACATTGAACGGTGAATCTTGTGCCCATGTTTCTTTAAATAAAATCTGGTACACCTGTAGTGGTGCTCCAGATGCTCCTGCGTCTCTTGATTGGGACGCAACAACCGATGTCACTTTTCTAACATTGGCTTACGATAACTCGTTTGACTTTAGTGATATTGGTGGTTTAGAGAACACTGCTGCTTCGGGGTATTCAGGGGATGTACTTTTTGTTATTCCTTCTACTTCTGATGCAGGTAATGAATATACGGTTTGGTGCGAATTTTTGAAATACTACGAAGCTCCAGGATCCTAGATCATGGCAACTTCTGGTACTAAAACATTTGCCCTAGACACAGGTGAAGTAATAGAAGAGGCGTATGAACTTGCTGGGCTAGAGGCTCGGACAGGATATGATGCTGCAACTGCTCGTCGATCTTTAAACATTATGTTTGCAGATTGGTCGAACCGAGGCATTAATATCTGGACGATTGCTCAAGTTAGCCTAACACTAACTGAAAGCACAGCAAGTTATACGCTTAACGCTTATGACATCGATATTCTTGAGGCAGTTATCCGTAGAACAGTGAATGGAACCCAAACGGATTATCAGGTCAATAGGATCGGGCGAATGGAGTATTTGAATATTCCAAATAAAACTACAGAGGCGAGACCTACAGAGTTTTTTGTTGATAGACAAACGACTCCTGTTCTTAAACTTTGGCCAACTCCTGAAAACTCTACTGATATTTTTGTCAGCTATAGAATTCAACGCATTGACGACGCTTCTGCTTCTGCCCAAGACCAAGAAGTACCTAGTCGGTTTATACCACCAATGGTTTCAGGACTAGCTTATTATATAGCGCTTAAAAAGAACCCTGAACGAGTTCCTATGTTATTACAAATATACGAGCAAGACTTAAGAAGGGCACAAGATGAAGACAGAGGCAGAGCCAGTCTTCATTTAGTTCCGAGGGCTACTTACTAATGGCTTATGCTAAAGGTACACATTCATTAGCAATTTGCGATCGATGTGGTTGGTCTTACCCCTACCTTTCTATGAAGGTGGAGTGGAATAATTTAAAGGTTTGCCCTGAGTGTTATGAACCAAGACAACCACAAGATATTCCAGCTAAGCACACACAAGACCCTGAAACTTTATATCAGGCTAGACCAGAAGTACCTTTGCCTCAGGCGCAATTAGGTCTTGTAACTTCTGGGGCAGCTTCTCCAATGACAGACACTACAGCCGATACGATAGGAACATTTTTTACAGGACTTGAAGCAACTTCAGGTCTAGGGACATTAACGGTGACAACATGAGTTTTACATATTCAGGATTAAAAACAGCTATCCAAAATTATATGGATAATGACGAAACAACCTTTACAAACACTTTGGACACATTTATTAAGTTGTCCGAAGAGAAAATTTTAAAAATAGTTCAATTAGATGAATTTCGTAAAAATGTTACAGGAACAGCGAGTTCTGGTAATTCTTATTTAGCTAAACCCAGCGACTATTTAGACCCTTTAAGTTTAGCAGTGATTGATTCAGACAGTAATTATAACTATTTAAATCTAAAGCAGGTTACATGGGTAAGGGACTACACTCCTGCCACAGCAACAACAGGACTACCTAAATACTATTCTTCGTTTGATGAAGATACGTTTATGCTGGCACCAGCACCTAATGCTAACCTCACTTTTGAACTGCATTATGTTTATAGACCTGCTTCATTAACTGCTGCGGGAGACAGCGGAACAACTTGGTTATCTACAAATGCACCAGATGCATTACTCTATGGTGCGTTGGTAGAGGCGTCAATCTTTATGAAACAAGACCCAAATGATTTACAGTATTTTGAAACACGTTTTCAAGACGCTATACTTAAACTTAAAAACTTTAATGAAGG